CTCAGGATAACACTAGCACTAGTTCTCTGACTTTGTCTACTACTATTTTCACTATGTATTTCAAAGATCCTTAGAATAAAGGCTCATTTATTTCAACAAAAATTGAATTTAAAAGCATCCATTCATAATCCACATTTCTTGCTCTTCTTGGGTCATCATTGCCCACCCAGATAAGGGGTCTTCCCCATTCCACGGTCCGTTTCTTTCGGTATTTATCTGTAAGTACTCCAGATTTCTGGGCTCCGAACCAGAATTTGTAGTTGGGCAGAAAGTCAATGTTGAAGTCGTCGATGACTGCGTATTTTGCATCTCCGTTCCAGTCGTCGATGTTGAATTGTCCGTTCCAGTACATATGCACTCCCAGTGATCTTGCAAATTCAGTCTTGCCAGTCCGTGACGGTCCACACAATATGAGTGTCTTGGGTCTATCTGTCTAAGAATGTAGTTAACTAGTAGAAGATACTGGTATAAACCCCCTGAGGACGGATACCGGATGGGTGTCCGAAGAAGCCAGGGGGTTCTTAGGGGGGCAGGCTGCCCCCTCTATGATCATACCTTAGGTAGTTCATTTGTCACCCAGTCCATGACTTCTTGAGGTGGATGAAATTCAGTGTATTCAGGTATGTATTCAGGTTGTTGAACCTTGTATCGTTTTGCGGCATAGTATTCGAGTCTCTCGTGATTCAGTATGTAATCTCTTGGATGTTCTTCTCTCATCATGGTCCAAAAGGCGTCGGCTGTCTCGGCGTCGACGACATCGTTGAATTTTCGTCTATTGGTCTCAGCGGGGGGACACTGTCTGTTCGATATAAAATCCCCGCCCTTAATGCAGTACTGGTAGACGTGTGAAGCGTTTCTTGCACTCTGGACATTTGGATGTTGGCCATCAATGTCAAATTTCCGCTCGTCACGAGTATCGAACACGTTTGACCATTCGATAAACCCGTGAAAATGCTTGCCTCCATCTGCGTGCACTTCCTGTCCAATCGTGTAATAAGTGCATCCAAGTTCGACGTAAAAGTCGCGTACTCGCTCAATGCTAAGCTCATTTGCTTGAGGGTAGGTAACGAACAGTTTTTTGGCGTTGAATCTGAAAGGCATGAGTTTTATAGATGAACGAGTATAATATTACCTCGTTCATCGGGGGACCGGGGGACTTATATAACTTTTGATGGTTATTCTCAGATGTAATTTCTGAGATTCCATATACTATAAATATAAGGATCTCCCCCCAACAACTGTATGCCATTACCTTTTTGGGTCCCTATCGCTGCAGGTTTAGCCGGAGCCGGTACAGTTGGTTATTTCACGGGACTTCGTGGTGAAAACAGTGATTATTACGGAAAGAACACTCGTAAGATGTACGGATTACCCGGAGGGTCTCGTAGGACCCGTTTTCGAAGAACTCGTAGGCTTAGGAAACGTACTAAGCGAGTAGTTAGACGACGTTTTGGCCGTCGCAAGAAGGCTTCTCGTGGCTTTCGCCGTAAGGCAGCTTTTGCTGGCCGTGCTGGTATGACTATGCGTCACTTGATGCGTGCTATTGAGTCTAAAAGACTCATAAATATTGTTGCCGGTCAGACTCTTACTAATGCTGGCGTCAACACTACTCGTGAGTATGTTTGTTGTCCTACACAGTTTCTTGTTCAGCAGAATCCTGCATCTACTGATGCTACTGCTTTTGCCTCTTCTTTTGAGGGGAATCGTATATTCCTTAAAGGAATAAGATGTCAATTCTTTGCTACGCAAGGCCCTACTTTCAATGATCATATTAACTTTAAGTTGTATGTCTTCAAGACGATGATTCCCGTTGACTATACAGCGTTTACTTGGACTCAAACGACTAACACCGGTACTGAGATCACTCATGTCGTTGACTTCTTCGAGCGTAACTATGGAGCTGCCTCTTCTGTTACCAATCCTCAGAATTATTTTGCTCCTATCAATCATTATGGTGGTGGTCCAACTTGTATTTACGCTAAGGAGTTTAGTGTTCCTGCTTCTGCTTCTGGAGCTTCTGGTGCTACTAACACAAAGGTTGATATCTATCTACCCTTGAATAAGATCGAGACGTTCGATAATATGGTTAATGGTGCTAACGAACTTACTACTGCTCCCAATTTTATGAATCATGGAGATTATCTTTTCCTGTTGAAGTATTATAATGCTCAGGATAACACTAGCACTAGTTCTCTGACTTTGTCTACTACTATTTTCACTATGTATTTCAAAGATCCTTAGAATAAAGGCTCATTTATTTCAACAAAAATTGAATTTAAAAGCATCCA